CAAGGGATTGGTGAAATAGGAGCAGCAATCATTGGACCTTTCCATAAAGGACCTGCTTTCGTACCAACCGTTGTTAATACACAATCAGAATTCGAAGAAATATTTGGTACACCTGATGGAACATACTATTCAGGATATACCGTACAGAACTACCTACGAGAAGCTGGAACAGTAACTATTGTTCGAGTTGGTCATATTGGTGGTTATACCCATGTTGACCCTGTAGCTATTAAAGTAAGTGGTTCAAGTGGTATCAAAGTAGTAGGTTCTTTATTTGTAACACATAATGGAAGTGAGGCGGTTGGATTACCTTCAACTACTATTGATGCTCAACCAAGTGCATCGGCATTCTCAATTTCAGGTTCTGCTTTAGGAACAGCAGTATCAGCATCTATTTTACCATCAGCTGCAAACGATTTATCAGATGTATTTGGTGAAAATGCTCGTGGTTCTAAAAAAGCATATGTTTACAATTACTTTGAAAAGGCATCAACAGACCAATCTGATGAAATTTCGGCAGGTGCTCAAGTAATCATTGAAACTTTACCAGACCAAGATTTTGGATATGATATTCAACACGCAACAACTCCTTGGATTAAATCTCAGTTGATATCAGGTGAAAGACATGACCTTTTCAGATTCCACACTTTGGGTGATGGTACAAATTATAATAAAGAATATAAAATTGGTGTATTTAATGTAAAAGCTGCCGGCTCAACGAATGCTACTGATTATTCTACTTTCTCAATTGTAGTAAGAAAATACTCAGATATAGATAAAAGACCAATTATTCTTGAAACTTGGAATAACTTAACATTAGACCCAGCTTCACCAAATTATATTAAGAAAAGAATTGGTGATATGAATGTTACCATTGATGCAAATGGTAAGCAAACATTAAATGGTGATTATGTAAATAATTCAAAATATGTTAGAGTAGAATGTTCTACTGAAGGTTCATTCCCTATTACTGCAGCTCCATTCGGACATGGTGCTTATTCTAACCCAATTTTAACTACAACTGAAACCGAAGTTCCAGCGGTAGTATTCCAAACAGATTCAGATTCAAACACTGCATCTAATGGTACTGCTTATAGTGGTATTGAATTAGAAACCGCAGTAACCAAAATTGATAACTCACATTATCTTGCACCACTACCAAGTGGAGTTGGTGTTGGTTCAAACGTAGTATTTGCTTTTGATTCTACACTATCTTATGAACTAACAGGTTCAGCAGCAGTTGATGTTAATAAAAGACAATTTATAGTAGGTTTCCAAGGTGGGTTCGATGGTGTATCACCAACAGTATCTATCAATAAAGGAACTGATATTTCATCAGGAAACACTCAAGGATTTAATTGTTCAACTTCAACCGCAAGTGGTTCTGTTGCTTATGTAAAGGCAATCAATGCAGTATCTAATCCTGATGATTTTGATATCAACTTGGTATCTGTACCTGGTATTATAAGACAACATCACTCTTATGTATTCGATAAAGTAGTTGATATGTGTGAAGCTAGAGAAGATGCTTTCTTTATCGGTGATGTAGTAGATGCATCAGCAACTATTTCAGATGCAGTTAATCAAGGAGCTAATGTCGATTCAAACTATGTAGGTACTTACTACCCATGGGTTAAAACAATCGATTCAAGAACAAATAAACTAACTTCAGTTCCACCATCAGTATTGATGCCTGGTATTTACGCTGAAAACGATGCAGTTGCAGCTGAATGGTTCGCACCAGCAGGTTTAAACAGAGGTGGTATCACCGGAGCAGTTAGTGTATTGAACAGATTAACACACGCTGAAAGAGATACTCTATATGAAGGAAAGATTAACCCAATCGCTCAGTTCCCTGGAGAAGGTATCGTAGCATTTGGACAAAAAACTCTACAAGATAGAGCATCAGCACTTGATAGAATCAACGTAAGAAGATTATTAATTAAAGTTAAGAAATACATCGCATCTACATCAAGATACCTTGTATTCGAACAAAATACGGCTACAACTCGTTCTAAATTCTTAAACACAGTAAATCCATACTTGGAATCAATCCAACAAAGACAAGGTTTATATGCGTTTAGAGTGGTAATGGATGAATCTAACAACACACCAGATGTAATTGATAGAAACATCTTGGCAGGGGCAATTTACTTACAACCTACCAAAACTGCTGAATTCATTGTAATTGATTTCAACATATTACCTACTGGAGCGGCATTTACGGCATAATAAATAAAAATAAAAGGAAATTATACTTATAGTATATAAAGGAGAATAAAAAATGGCAGAAGTATTAGAATTCAACGATATGTTCTACACCAACTTCGAACCGAAGATGAAGAACAGATACATCATGGAAATCGATGGTATAGCTTCATATCTAATTAAAGTAGCAAACAGACCCTCAATTCAATTTGAAACTGTTACACTTGACCACATCAACGTTAAGAGAAAACTTAAAGGTAAAGGTGAATGGCAAGATATCTCAATCACTCTATTTGACCCAATTGTACCAAGTGGTGCACAACAAGTAATGGAGTGGGTAAGAACTTCTCATGAATCTTTAACTGGTCGTGATGGATATGCAGATTTCTATAAGAAAGATATTCAAATCTATATGTTAGGACCTGTTGGTGATAAAATTGAACAATGGACTTTAAAAGGAGCATTTATCAATTCAGCAAACTTCGGTGGTTTGGATTGGTCAGATGGAACTGGTGTTGCTGATATTGAATTAACATTATCTTACGATTACGCTATTTTAGAATACTAATACTACAATATACTTTTGATACTTCCATAAAAGGTTCTCTTAGTGAGAACCTTTTTTTTTACAACTTTTTTAAAGTTATATATTTATATACAAACACTTAAAATTAATTTTATGGCAAATAAAGATTTTCCTACTGAAGTGATTGAACTTCCATCACAAGGTAAGGTATATCCAGATGGACACCCGTTATCAAAGGGTACGGTGGAGATTAAGTATATGACAGCTCGTGAAGAGGATATACTTGCTTCCCAAAATTTGATAAGGAAGGGGGTGGTGCTTGATAAGTTGTTCGAATCTGTTGTAGTAGAAGAAGGTTTAAACATTAATGATATTTTCATTGGTGATAAAAACGCTATTTTACTTGCAACTCGTATCTTAGGATATGGAAAAGATTACGAAGTAGAAGTTACAGACCCTTATACACTTGCTCCTCAAAGAGTAACTATTGATTTATCTAAAGTACAAACCAAAGATATAGATTTTAGTAAATTAAATAAAGAAAATAGATACGAATTTAAATTACCAACTTCAGGTAAAACAGTTGTTTTAAGATTACTAACACATAAAGATGAAATCGATATAAACGCTGAAATCCAAGCACTACAACGATTAACAACTGCTAAATCAGAAGCAGCTTCTCAAGAACTTTCAACTCGAATGAGGTATATGATTCAAGAAATTGATGGTAATACCGATAGAGGGTTTATTAACAATTATGTTAAAAATAATTTGTTAGCAATGGATTCGAGAGCTATACGAAACTATATAAAAGAAATAAGTCCTGATTTAGATTTAAAATTTCAATTCACTTCAGAATTGACGGGAGAACAGGAGGCTCTTGATATTCCCTTTGGGGCCGGGTTTTTTTACCCTTCCGAGTGATTACTCAATTCAACTTCATACCCAACTTTGGGAAATGGTTAACTATGGTAATGGATTTACTTGGAAAGATGTTTACACCATGCCAATCCATTGGAGAAAGTTTTATTATAAAAAGTTAGCTGATTCCAAAAAGAAAGAAAAAGATGAATACGATAAAATAAATAAAAAATCATCCCCAACAGGACCAAATGTAAGAGTGAGGAAATAATCCTCACTTTTTTTGTGCTCTATATTTATAGTAGTATAAATGTATAAAGGAGAACCCCTATGTCTAAAGATAAAGTAAATGAAGGATTATTTGGAGCAGCCAAGAAGTTTTCAGATGCATTCTTTGATGGTTTAAAAACTAATGCAACAAATAGAGCTTTGTCTGCAGCAAAAAAAAATAAAAAAATCCCACCACGAATAGTTCAAAAGATGTCTGAAATAGATAAAGCATCAAAAGAACTTGATAGAATGTTAAAAGATTTAGAAGGATAATCTATAAATGGCTTCTCAAAAAGAAATAAACGAATTACTTAAACAGGCTCTTGGATACGAAAAAGAGGCCAAACGAATTCTTGCAGAAAAAACTCAAGAATTGGTAAAACAAAAGAATATATCCGAAGCAGAAGCTAAAATACAAGCTAGAAAAGATGAATCTTTTAAAGCACAACTTGAATTAGTTAAAGAAATAAGATTTCAACTTAAAGAAGCCAAAGATGAAGCTCAAGAAACTATTGGTGCTTTAATGCAACAAGAAAAATCCTTAAAAGGATTATCAGGTTTACAAGCATCTTTAGTAAATCATGAAAGAAGAAAAATAGATATTCTTGCAAGTGGTAAAAGAATGTCTGATAATACTCGTAATACAATTGAAAGTATATCATCTTTAAACCAAGAATTATTACAAACCTCAGCTGAAGATGTTGTTACACGAGGGGAGATTGAAAGACAAATCAACGAACAGTTGAAAGGACTTAAAAACCTTGGTGTGGCCGGAACTGAATTAAAACAAATTATGGAAGAGGAGTTTGAAATAGCAAAAGGTATTTCTTCCATGAATGAACAACAACAAAAAATTCTTAATAAACAACTTGAAGTCTATGAAGGTATAAAGGATACAATAGGTGGAATATTTGCAACCGCTAGTATAGTTACGAGTGGTGTGGCTGGTTTTTTAGGAATGGCAACTATGGCTGCAGGACACTTGGTAGATGCTTTGGGTAATGTAAATAAAGAACTTGGAATTACCCTTGGTCAAACATCATCTATAACCGCTGGAACATCCGCTATTGGATTACTTGGTATAGATTCTGCTGGTGGATTAAAACAACTTACTGATGAGTTTGGTAACATGAATGATATTGCATTCTCTACTCAACTCAATATGGGATTGATGTCATTATATGCTGGTACATCTAACCAAGAATTAGCAACACTTACTGGTGCTTTTGCAAGATTAAATGGTGGTTCACAAGAGGTGGCACTTAATTTAATTGAAAGTACAAGACAAATGGCTTACATGAAAGGAGTAGCTCCAGCGGCGGTACTTCAAGATATGGCAGCTGCAACCGAAGATATGGCCATATTCTCAAAAGGTACTGGTCAAAACCTTATGGAAGCGGCAATTCAAGCAAGACAACTCGGACTTTCAATGAACAAAGTATCAGGAGTAGCATCTGGATTGTTAGACTTTGAATCATCTATAACAAAAGAATTAGAATTATCAGCTATGTTAGGTAAAAGTATCAACCTTAACAGAGCAAGAGGTTTGGCTTATATGGGTAAAACCGCTGAAGCAACAGAAGAAGCACTTAAACAACTTGGTGGTTACAATGACTTCTTGAAAATGGACCCGATAATGAGAAAACAAGCTGCTGATTTATTAAACTTATCAGTTGCTGATTTAGAAAAAGCTGCTAAAAATCAAAGTAATTTAAATAAAGAAGGATTCTCTTTTAACGAAACCTTAAATAGTTGGAATGCTGGTATTAATGCATTTGCATCTACTGGATTGGGTAGTGCTTTAAAAGCAGTAGGAGGACTTATATTAGCTATGGGCCAGGCCGTTATTCAAGCAAAATTAATGTCAGCTGCTATGAATGGTCAAAGTACTGGTGGTATGTTAAGTTCATTGAATCCTTTTAAAAGAAGTGGAGGTGCAGTTACTGGTGGAGGTGCTCCGTTTATGGCCGCACAGAATCCCCCACCACAACTGGGTCCTGTAAACCAAGTTGGTAGTAGTATAAATGCAACATCCCTACTAAAAGGAGCTGGTGCAATGTTAATTATGGCTGGAGCACTTTTCGTATTTGCAAAAGCGGCTCAAGAGTTTAGTGAAGATATTCAATGGAGTAATGTATTCATAGGTATTGGAGCAATGGCTAGTTTAGGTGCAGTTGCGGCAATATTAGGAGCAGGACCAATAGCGGCCGCGGCTGGTATAGGAACTTTAATCATACTTGGATTGGCTTCTGCATTTTATGTGTTTGCAGCAGCTTCTAATATAATGTCGGAAGCGATAGGTAAGATATCATCATTCCTTCCAGCTTTAGCAAGTGGATTAACACCACTAATTGGAATGGTTGGTGGAATTGCTCTACTTGGAGCTTCATTCGCAGCACTTGGTATTGGATTAGCAACACTTGGAAGTATGGGTACTATATCTATTCCTGTATTATTGGCACTTGGAGCAGTTGGTGGAGGAATAGCGGCACTGGCAACTTCGTTTGGTGGTAGTGATGAAGAATCTGAAAGTTCACTTGGATTATATCATAAGGATATGTTAGACCATATGGAAACTTTGATTACTGCGGTTAACAATATAGATACTAATGTTTATATCAATGGACGTTTAGTAACCGATAATGTAACTAAAGGGCAACAATCAGATTATAAAAACTTGGCTGGTAGAGGTGTAGTATTTGGAGGTACAACATAATGGGAAAAACAATAGAAGAACTTTTTAAAGATAAATCTTCCTTCAAATTTGGAACTGATTATTCGGCAGTAAAAGAGGATAAAGATACTTTAATAGAAACTGAATTAAATGGTTTAAGAATAAAATCAGCAGTTGAAATTGGTAATCCTTTAATCTATGGTAAAGATACCATTAGAATTACTACAAGAACTACCGATATGTTGGATACCATGAAGAATGACAGAGGTAGGGAAGGATTAGCAGGTATCGCTTCAGGTGCAATTGCAAAAGCAAAACAAAAAGTAAATAACCTTTCTGCTAAACTACTTGGATTTCCTTCACCTTTAAATGCATCTAATGTAATTGCAATTGGTAAAACAAGTGGACCTTTTGTACCGGGTGTTGGGTTTTTACCGGCCCCTCCTTTTGTATATGAAGATTCATCATCTGCGATAAATATTAGTGGTAGAGTTGCATCTGCATTTACAGGAATACCGTATGGACCTGGAAATGAACAAGATACAATGTACAATATTGCAAAGATAAAAGATAAGTACGGTGGAACTGAAATAGGAAAATTATTAAAAGCATCTTTAGGTGGAAACCCATCTACTGTTGGTAGAGAATTAGCAGGTAATGCCATTCAACTTGCTAAAGATAAATTAAGAGATGCTATATTTGGTGGTGGTGATTTAAAAGCACCACAAGTTGCCAAACGAGATATGGATGCTTATGGGTCTGGTCAGAAAAGATACTCATATGTTAAAGGTAAAACACAAGATGGTACTCAAAGAACAGATGGTCCAATCCCAGCAGATGATTTCTTAGACCAAAATCCTCTTTTAAAGGCAGTATCTCCTATATATGGTGTTGAACGAAAAGGACCTCCTATTAAAACTCCAATTAGTCCTGATGATGGGCATTTTGGTAGAACTCAATATGGATTAAAAACATATTCAAATAAACCAGCTGCAAAGTATTCACCAAAAAAAGATGAAAATTATACTGCAAAGGCCAAAGAAGATGAGAAGAAAACAATATATGGTTGGTATGGTATAGATAGTAAAAATGATTTTCTCAATGATACGAGAACAGATGATAAATACAAATTAGATAAAAATAAAGCATTTCCATCAAAAGATGGTAATGAAACTGAAGCTTTACATAATGACTTTATACCTGTTTGGATTAAAAGAAGAGGTAGTGAGTATCCTGTATTTTTCAGAGCAACTATTACCGGATTAAATGAAACAGTATCACCAACTTGGACCTCATCTAATTTTGCTGGTAATCCATATAATTTTTACACTTTCAACACAATAGAAAGAAGTACTTCTTTTAATTTAAAAGTATTTTGTATGAACAAAGATGAATTAATTTCAATGTGGGATAAAATTCAATCTTTAACAAAATTAGCATATCCATCAATAGGTGCTGAATATGCAAATTCACCTCTTATAGAATTTAGAATAGGAGATATATATAATAATAAGACTGGGTTTATAGAATCTTTAACCTATACAATACCTGATGATAGTACTTGGGAAACCGATGGTGAGCAGGGTTATTTACCAAAAGTAGTTGATATTGCATTAGGAATTAAATTTGTTGAAAATATTGGTGCAGAAGATAAACCATATGGAATAACAATAAAACGAAGAGAAGAAAAAACAACGGCAGTTCCGGCAAGAGGTTCAATAGCATAAGGATAATAAAATATGGCTAGTAGATACGATAATAATTTTGAAAAAAAATTAAAAGATGGTAGACGAGTTCTAAAATCTAAAATATATCCACCCATACCTAAATCCGATACTGATATTTATGTGGTAATTCAAGGTGGGGATAGATTAGATACACTTGCTTATCAATACTATGAAGATTCTTCTTTATGGTGGATTATTGCAAGTGCAAATAATATTCACGACCCATCATTTACAGTTGCAGAAGGAACAATCCTTAGAATACCAACTGACCAATACCCTATAATTAATAATTTTAATCAGTAATTTATGTCAACTTTTCCAAATTTATCATATATCAATTCTGATATTGTAGATACTATAAACAGTAGAAAAAACAATGTTTATGCATCTACTCTTATGCCTTGGATTAGATTATCCACTGCAATCGGATTTAAAGAAGGTAAGGGTGGGTTGATTATGGAAAGTTTGCCATTTAAAAAGAAAAATGAAAATGGTGAAGATAAAGTTTTTTCAACGGATACATTATCAGCAAGATATGGAACTGATAAATCAGGTAGAATAGGAACTGACTTTCAAGGTAATTCTATTTATACAGAAGGAGAAACAAGAATTGGTAGACCTCAACCAATAATATCTGCTTTATCAGTAAAAAATGGACAAGAAGGATTAAGTAAACATTGTGAGTTTGTTATAACTTGTCATACACTATCTCAATTAAATTACATTACTTCAAAATTTTTAGAACCAGGATTTATGGTTCTTGTTGAGTTTGGATGGAATACTTCATTATCTATATCTAAAAAAATAGATTTAAGAGATAACCCCATTTGTAAAATGGCTCAATATAATTCATATGAATTCGTTGATAAGAAAAAAAGAGAATCAAAGGGAACATATGATGCATTTCTTGGTTATATAACAGGTGGTGATATTAAAAGTGGTGAGGGGGATACTTATGCGGTTAGTGTAAAATTAACCACAATAGGAGAGTTGCCATCTTATTACCAAAGACATCTTGCTACAAATTCACCAAATGAAACAACTTCAAAATCAGGTGAGTTATTTCCTCAATTTAGTATTGAAACAGATTTAGATAACGCAACAGATATTGGTTATAACTTGTTTAAAACAATGTATAATGATTTACCAAAAGCAAAACAAACAAAAACGGTCAAAGCTTTGGCAGAAGTTAGTGATGTAATGGGTAATAAATTTAAATCCGCTTTAAATTTTTTAAATTTTGATAAAGATATACAAGAAACACTTGGAAAAGTTTATTCAGATTCTGCTAAAATAAAAACAGAAAAAGGAAGTAATGAAGCTCATGAAATGCCAGAGGGAGCTGAGTTAGTTGATACTGAAAGATTTATTAGATTAGAATTAGCTTTTGCAATTCTAAATACAACTGATAAAGTATTAAAACAAGCAGATGTTAGTACTTGTAAGGGAGTTACTACATATAATTTTGAAATAAATACAAACGATTGTATTTGTAGAGCTTTTCCAAATATATTTTCTACTGATAAAAGTATTCTTTATATACCAAATCAAAAACTACCAAGTTTTAATTTAAAAGAAGCATTAACTTCAACAGAACCATTGGGTAATATAGTAAGTCTAAATGAATATGGTCAGGTAACAAGAACTGTAAATGGTAATTTAGTATCAAAACCTGCTTTTAGAGAGGGAACTAATATTGGAGGAGCTACACCTGATTGGGCTTATTCATTTCCTACACCAAATCCTTACAATGATGGTGTTTTAAATACAATGAGTGGTTATACAAGAAGTAATGAACCAATTGGGATGGTTGAAAAAGGATATGCTTCAAATCATTATGGTTGGTTGAGAAATTTATATATTAATTTTGATTTTTTTAAAGAGGTAATAGATAGAGATTCATATACAACACTTGATATATACTATGAAATCCTTAACTCTATCTCATCCGCAGTAAATAACCAATGGGTATTTGAAATTACTGAAAATGATAACTGTGGAACAGGTGGAAAAGAACTATGTGTTAAAGAACTAACCTTTTCAGGAATAGATGCAAATCCTATTGCAAATGCTCCAAAATTTAATACAAAAGGTAAAAACACTCCATTTATACAATCTGATTTAGAAATAGATTTACCGGCAGCACTAAAATCTTCAATTGTAGGTTCAAGATTGGCCAATTTGGTTGGTGGTGGTTCTAATGATACTATGATTCAAGAAGGTGTTTCAGCAACTAATGGAAGGGGGTTATTTTCTGATTTGAATGACCCATTATTGGCTATGTTGAGTAGTTTTAATTCAACTGAAAATGAGGAATCTTTACAAAACGCTGCTTCTGAATATGAACCAACAGATGAAGAAATAAGTGAAGAATATCGAAAAAAATGGGGTGCAAAATATACTGGTTCTGAAAAACAAAAAGACAGTTACGAAAAGGCCAGAGAGTCTGCAAGGGAAAAGAAAAAGAAGGAAGGTGAAGATGAGGTAAAACAGCAAAACTTCGATGCATTCACTCAAAACGCTGGAGTATATCCTATGGTAATAGATAGAAAAAACGTTACTGAAAATTTTGGAGATTGGTTTTCACGATTATTCTCTGAACCAAGTTCAACTAACGATATAGGAGAATATCTGTTAATTGGTACATACGATGATTCTTCTATTTTTAGAATGGTTTATATGGGTAGTTCTGGTAATACATTAGGTATTTTAATGCCTATAAACTTTACCTTTTCGGTACATGGTGTTAGTGGGTTACGAATTGGTGATATATTTGCTTTAAAAGATTTACCAAATCCATTTACAGAAAGTATATTTCAAATATTGGATGTATCTCATGAAATATCAAACGGACAATGGTTAACAACCGCAAGAGCAGGATTTAGAAATGCATAATGGATAATATAGAAAGATATAATCAAATAGGTAGACCTTTAAATGAAGTTAGTAAGGTTAATACATTTGTGCCTAAACCAAACGAAACTGATTATAAAAAAGGATACATTACACGATATTTTATCAGAAAATCTAATGATAAAAATTCACAGATATATGAAGTATCTTCACAAAATTATAGTAAATATTCATCAGACCCACTATATTCATCTGTAAAGTTAGATTGGAGAATAAAAGGACCTGTAAATGAAACTAAAGATACTTTGAGTGGTTTAATGGATAAGGGTGTAAAGGCATCCAATACTATTGCTTTAAAAATAGCATCTGAAAAAATAAATAATATAAAGATGTATTTGCCAAATTTATTACAATTTCATAAATAGTATATATTTATATACAACTAAATAAGTTACATATGTTATTTAAACATCTTACACAAGAAGAAATCCAACAAATGACTTTTGATTGGAGATATAGAGGATTCACAACCATTCCACTACTTACTGAAGAAGAATGTGATGAAATAAACGAAGAAATGGAAAAACTTCGTCAAGAGAGACAACTTACTACTAAAGAAGATGGTGAAGAATGGGGAGAATGGGACCCGTTTGCATATCCACATAAATTATCTCCAAAATTAGAAAAATTATTTGTACATCCAAAAATTATTGAGGCGTGTGAGTTTCTAATGGAAGGTGAAATTGTTGGTATGCAAACTTGGGCATACTTTAAACCACCAGGACAATTAGGTAGAGACCAACACCAAAATGCATTTTATACAGGATGTGGTCATAATGAAATTGTAAATATGGCACTTGCATTAGATAATCATGATGAGGGAAATGGTGCAGTATGGAACTACGAGGGTTCTCATAGATTACCAATACTTCCAATTGAAGTGGATGAAGAAAGAACCAAAACCAATCCTAAATTTTGGAGAAACGAACGAGGTAAACCCTGTGTAATGCCAGAAGGACATGATTTTCGTAAAATAGAAGGAGATTGTAAAAAAGGACATATGGTGTTACTTCACTCACATTGTGTTCACGGCTCAGAGCCAAATAACTCAAATCGTTTTAGAAGAAATTTTTTAGGTGGATATCTTAAAAAAGGTGCTCATTTCAATCAAGGAAATCACATGAAACGAGAACCGATAGATGTTTACGAATTGCAGAAAAAATATTGGTAAAAAAATATTAAAAAATAATTTTAAATTTTAACATAATTTTAACACTTTTTATTTGACCATATCAAATAAAAATCGTAGGTTTGTATAGTAATTAATTAATAAACCTTAAAACTATGAAAAATTTAGACAAAAACTCTTCAGTAACTTTATTGAAACAAGATGGTAACTTTAGATGGTTATCATGTAACGGAAGTAAATTCAAACAAAAACTACAATCTTGGGAATCTAAAAATCAAATGATGTGGATTACTTTCGCAGGTAATGACTTTGAAAACAAATGGTTCAGATTAGAAACTGAAGATTTGGGTTGGATTGAATGGAATGAAGATGTTTCAAACGTAATCATGGATGTTTGTAGAGAAGAATTCTCAAATGAAAAATGGGGAATTGCTAACACTTCACAAATGTTGATGGGTAATGCAATGAAAGATAACTTTTAATCTAAAAATAATTAAAAAAAAGTTGGGATTTTATTTGGAAGTCTCAACTTTTTTTCGTATATTTACTATGTAAATAAGTTAAACGTTAAAAGATAAAAGTTATGAGTAAAAAAGTCAAATTTCAGTTCCTCGGTGAGACCTTCGAACTTCCTTCAAATTCGGTTCAGTACGATAAGTATAACAACAACGAACCTTACATCTACATGAGAGCTAAGAACGTAGCCTCAGTAATCAAACAATACGTTAAGAATAAATATGGAAACAGAATCACAGTCTGGTCTACTTCTTCTGTTTATAGTGGTGGTTCATCAGTTGATGTGAATGTGTGGAGTAAAAATGGTTCACCGGTTCCTTATGAAATCTTCCAAGATATCAATGCCTTTGGTAACTCTTTGAAAGGAGGTTCTTTCGATGGTATGTATGATATCTACAATTATAGAGAAGATAAAGTTTCTACTCAAAGTGGAACTCCTTTAAAATACTTCCCTAACTATGTGTTTGTATCCAACAAACCAAAATGGGATTCAGTTGAGTATTGGTTATCTGAATGGAAAAACCAAGAAAGACTTGAACAACAAAAAGTTGAAACTTGGGAACAATTCCTCGATGCCAATAGAACTTACTTCGGTAAAGGTATCGAAGATAGACTTAACAAGTATATGGTTGAGTTGAATAAACAATTGAAGAAAATCGGATATACCGAAGAAGAACTTAAAGCCGCTTAATACTATGAAAAACCTACTTCAAAGATTAAAACCAGAGATTTCAAAAAATCTCATAAATTCAGAAAAAGATTACCCCAACCTTGTGGGTAGTCTACTGAAAGAACTTTCAGAAAATGTGGCTGTTACCCAACTTACTCTTGGTGATATAAACAACTTAGCAAGTTTCGCACCAAATAGAGTAA